AAGCTTAAAAATGGATATTACGAATATACTTACTTACAATACTTTAATTGTTCCTATATTTGATATAGCTTCTAATAATTCCATTAGTGGTTGGTCTATATCAAAGAAAAATTACACTACTGAAAAAATCACATCAATTAAATCTAATAAAGTAGATACATACTATATTTTAAATGGAATAAAATTTCATACAAATTCGGAAGTATTAATTAGAGTAGATGGTGAGATAAAAAATATGTTTGTTAAAAATTTATACGAAGATTTTGTAAATAATAAAGTTATATCAATTTTAAATTACAAATTAGAAGATGTATTAATTAATGATTTTCAATTTGAAGAAAGAGCTAGTGTTAGAAATAGATGTATGTTTTTAAGCGTAAATGTATATGGAAATACTATTTATCTACCTTATTCAAAATATTCCATACTTATAAGAGGAGCATTATTTATATAAGTTATTTAAATTGTTATGGTACATAAATTGGGAATATGCATTCCATATAAGAATAGAGAAACTCATTTAAAAACTCTAATTCCACATCTTACAAAGTTTCTTAATAAAAAAGGTATTGAACACTCTTTTTATATAGCTCATCAAACCGATGATAAGTTATTTAATAGAGGAGCAATGAAAAACATTGCAGCTAAACATGCATTTGATGATGGGTGCGATTATGTAGCATTTCACGATGTGGATATGTTGCCTGAAAACGATAATTGTGATTATTCGTATCCAAATGAATTACCAACGCATATTTCTACAAAACTTTCAAAATACAAATATAAATTAAATTATGAACAATATTTTGGTGGAGTTGTATTATTTACAAAAGAGCAAGTTGTAAAAACCAATGGTTATTCAAATGATTATTGGGATTGGGGAATGGAGGATGATGATTTATTTTGGAGATGTATATTTGAAAATATGGTAGATACGCATATATTTGCAAAATACACAAATAAATCGTATTTTAGTTTTAATGGAAATGATTCATATATTCAGATACCAAAAGATTTAGGGTTACATTCAGTTTTATCTAATTCGCATACTATTTCAATATTATGTAGTGTTGATAATCAGTCGGAAAAATATAATTATTGGTTAGTAGGAGATGAATCTAAATCGTTTATAGAGTATCCTATTTTTAGAAGTAATAGTAAAGATGGATATGGAATTGGATTTAATAATTCTAGAGCAATATGTTCTTCCATTAGAAACTCTAACAATCATTTTAACTATGGGTGGATTAAGCGTAATTTTAATGAATGGACTTGGATAACATTATCACTTGATTCGGAATCTAAAAATATATATTTTTATTGTAATAATAAACTTATAAAGAATACAACAAATGGAGTAGTAGAAGAAAGCTATTCTAATTATGAGGGCACATTAAAGAAAATAGATTCAGATTTTTACATAGGAAAAAATTCAGATATAACTACTGATATGATAGCTCCATTTTTAAAAGGAAAAGTAGCAGAAGTTAAAGTTTGGGATAAGTTTTTTAAAAAAGAAGAAATAGAAGATATTATATTAAAAAATAAAGAAACTCCATATTTTGAATTATCAACTAGCAATACTAATGTAAATTATTTCAATGTAGTTAAAGGGGTTGAAACTTTTGATGTGATTAATAATATAATTCCATATCGTAGAGAGGGTAGGTTTCTTTCTTTACCACACATTGATGAAGGATTTGTAAATGGAAAATGGGCTAAAGGAGAAACTACTGCTAAAAATGAACGAAGATTTTTTTTAGAAATGAAAAAAGAAAAATTGAATTATAAAGAGGATGGTATAGCTCAAATTAAATACGATTTAGTATCAAAAGAGCAAATATCAGATAATGCTTGGATGATAAATGTAAAACTTTAATTGGAAATTTGGAAAAAATTTCGTATGTTTGACCTAAAAAAAGACTAGTACTTACTAAAAGTACAATAAATAAGATATTTATACACATGAATATAAAAGAAATAGATAAACCTGAAATTAAAAAAGTAGTAGTAGTTTACGCTGGTAGATTTCAACCCTTCCATAAAGGACATTATGCTACTTATCAGAAATTAGTTTCTAAGTTTGGTGCAAATAATGTTTACATAGGAACTTCTAATGATACTTCAGGACCAAAATCTCCTTTTAATTTTAATGAAAAGAAAACTATAATGACTAAAATGTTTGGTATATCTCCAAACAAAATAGTTCAAGTAAAAAACCCATATGCACCAAAAGAAATTTTAAGTGGTATGGATGGAAAGACTACTGCCTATGTTGCAGCAGTTGGACAAAAAGATGCAGATAGATTAGCAGGTAAATATTTTAAACCATATAATGGTAAGACTGGATATGGTTATGATGAAATTGGTTATGTTTATGCAGTTCCTGCGGAAGATAACGCTATAAGTGGAACTGATGTTCGTAATTGGTTAAGTAAAGGCGATGATAAAGATAAACAAAAAGGATTTACGAAAGCATATCCAAAATTTGACAAAGATATATTCAATATGATAACAGGTAAATTAAATGAAGAACTATACAAAGGCTACCCTTCAGAAGAACAAGTAAAAGATATCGAAAGAAAAAATAAAGAATTTAGAAATTCACCTGAATCAACTTCAGATGATGAATATCTTTATGACCCAATTGCAGAATTAATTGGTAGAGCTGCAATGGAAGAAATGTTTGAAGAATTTACTAGAACATATTTTAACGAAGAATCTGAAGCAGAGAAAATGGGATTAACCCATTTAGGTGGTGGGTATTATGGTAAAGAGGGGCAACCGGCTACCCACAAATCAGATAATGGTAAAATTCGTACATTAACTCCAAAAGAAATTGATGCAGTTAAGAAAAAAGCAATGTCTAAAGGGCCTTCCGATGCACCTGTTAACGAACCTAAGCCATCTCAACCAGGTCAGCCTGTTAATAAAGGAGCAACTGCACAGGGCAAAGTAGATAAGAAAAAAGAAGAACCAACTGCAGATAAAAAAGGTGGAGCAGATACTGGAAAACAAGCACCTCCTCCTGAGCAAAAATTAAGTGGAGCAGAATTAAAATCTTCTGCCGAAATGACTGATGGGGATAAGAAAAAAGCAGAAGTAAAAGAGAAATTACACCAAGCTATGGCTGATTTATCAGATGATGAGAAAAAAGCAGCTGAAGATACTAACAACCCTGAATCTGAAACTAGAAAAGGTTGGTATGAAAAATTAAATGATTGGACTGGAGATAAATTACATAAGGTTGGTAAAGCAGTTGGACATGTTATTGCACATAAAGTAGACCAATATAAAGAATTTGGTAAAGGAATGTATTCCATAGCAACTTCAGGTAAATTGGGTACTATTAAAGACCCTGAAACCGGTAAAAAGGTAAACTGGTCAGATTATACACAAGGAGGTAGTGCGGCTGAAGGATGGGGTTCAAAAATGCAAGAAGTGCCTGTTTATAAAAAAGATAGTCATGGACATGATGTTCACGATGAAGAAGGTAATCCCGTACAAGCAACCGATTGGAGAGGTAGACCTAAAACTACAAAAGAACCTGTATTCAGAGAAGATTTATCTCCAAGAGAATTAGCATTAGCAAAGAAATCTTGGTATGAAAGAAGTGAACAATTAAAAGGAATAAAAGGTACAGCAATAGATGCGGCTGTTATGTGTGCTAGTATGGCAATGGCTGGAGCCGGAGTAGGTGTAGCCGCATCAAAAGGATTAGGTACAGCTGCTAATGTAAAAGCGTTTGCAGGACAAAGTATTGCACATGCGGCACAGCATGGTGCAACACATGCGTTTACATCTGGTGGTGGATATTTTGCAGGACATTTAGGTAAAGATATGATTAAACATATTGCGTTTGAATCTGTAGGCGCAGGAGCGGGTCAAGCAGGTGTTGGTGGTGCAGTATTAAGTGTTGTAACGGGTGGAATTGCGGAAAGTATGGATTCAAATGAACCAAATCCACAAAATATGATGATGAACCTAATAAAGAAAATAGGTGAGAGATTGGGAACATATAAGATGACCGATGAACAAATGTTGGCATCTATTGAATCATATAAAAAAAACAAACCTGAATCTGATTTAAAAAATGCAGCAATGGATTTGATGAAAGAAAATATTTCAGAAACAAAACAACAATCAATTCAGAATTTTGTAGAATTTGCAACTAAAAGATTAAAATTAAAAGAAACACCAAATATTACATTAGTTGGTGGTAGAGAATTTGCTGAAGTAAAAACATCATTGGGTGGTTATAATCCTGATGATAAATCGATATATGTAGCAACTGAAGGTAGATTAACTGCTGATATTTTAAGAACACTTGCACATGAAATGGCTCATAGAAAGCAAGATGAGATGGGATTGGTTACAAATGCGGAAACCGATGGAGCAGATGGTTCTCCAATAGAAAATAAAGCACATGCAGTAGCTGGAATCTTAATGAGAGAATATGGTAGAATCAACAAACAAATTTATAATGAAGATATTAATGTAGATGTTGATAAAGGTGATACTGTTTTAATGGGTAAGTTTAAAAATAAAAAAACTACCGTTAAAGATATTGGAACTGATGACCATGGGATGCCAACAATCAACGGAAAGAAAGCAACTACATTCAGAATTCCAAGAGGTGAAGAAAAATCCAACCCACAATCAGTATTCAATGAAGTAGGCCCAAACGATTGGCACTTCAAAGCAATTATGAAGATGTGGGATATCGCTGGTTCATTTGGTAGAAAGAAGATTGGAGTGGTAGTATGTAACGACCCTAAAGCTGATAGAAATGATGTAGCTAGAAAATTAAGAAACTACGGATATAAAGAAGTAACCCATGTTACCGATAAGTTAGGATTGGACGAAAAAAAAAACCTAAATGAATTAACACAAGGTTTATTCGCAGGTAAGGTTAAGATAGGCGGACAGCCGGTTGAAATTGAAGTAGAATTATTAGGAGTAGATAATAAAACAAAAGAATTTATAACAAAAGTAATTCATATTGATAAAAAATATCAAAGTAAATTACCAATAGGCTCTACATTCAAAATTCCCGCAAGAATATTCAGAATGCCAGGCGGTGGTTGGCACAAAATCAAATCATCTGCATTTAAAGAATCCCTAAACGAAGGTGGAGCATATGGACATATGTCACATCCATTTGATGATATGGATTTAACTTTTGGTGATTTAAAAAAGATTATCAAAGGAGCATTAACTGGTAATTTAGAATTGACAAGAGAAAAAACCGATGGACAAGCATTGGCAATTAGTTGGAAGAATGGTAGATTAATTGCAGCTAGAAATAAATCACATTTACAAAATGCCGGAGCAGGGGCAATGGGAATTGAAGATGTAGCATCAAAGTTTGGTGGTAGAGGTGGATTAACCGATGCATATAACTTCGCTATGAAAGATTTATCCGTAGCAATTCAATCACTTTCGGAAGCACAACGAAAAAAGATATTTGATGAAGGAAAATGTTTTATGAATTTGGAAGTAATATGGCCAACTTCGGTAAATGTAATTCCTTATGGACAGGCTTTATTAGTATTCCATAATACAACTTGTTACGATGAAAAGGGTTCTGCGATTGGTGCAAATCAGGGAGCAGCAACTATGTTAGCAGGAATGATTAAGCAAGTGAACGCTGATGTTCAATCAAAGTATACAATACAAGGTCCACCTGTAACAGAACTACCTAAAAAAGAGGAGTTAAGTTCAAAACAAACAAAGTACCTTACTCAATTACAAAAGATACAATTTCAGTTCCAATTATCCGATAAAGATGGTGTATCTGAATATCATCAAGCATGGTGGGAAGATTTTGTAAATAAATCAAAAGTTAAATTACAAAAATTAGAAAAGGAAGCATTAGTAAGAAGATGGGCATTTGGTGATAAATCATTCCGTTTAAATACTATTGCTGATAAAGATGCTCAAAGTTGGGCAATTGAAAATGATAAAGTAAATGTAGCTAAACAACAAAAAGATAATGTTAGACAATTTGAAGAAATATTTTTGGGTGTTGGGGCAGATGTTCTTTCATTTATGGGTTCAGTATTAACTGTAAATCCAGATGCAGCTGTTCGTAGTATGAAAGATAGATTAAAATCAACTGCTGAAAAAGTAAGAGGTAGTGGTGATGTATCTAAAATAGCTAAATTAAAAATGGAATTAAGTAGATTAGCTAGTATTGGTGGTAAAGATAAAATAGTACCAAACGAAGGTATTGTATTTGTTTATAAAGGTAATACATATAAACTAACAGGTACATTCGCACCACTAAATCAGATATTAGGTATATTTTACGAATAAAATTATATATATATACATATATAAAAGGTTATTAACAATATAGAATTATGACAAAAAGAAAAAGTTTTGATGAGAAATCAAAGGGGATGCACAAATCTCGTAAATTAATTATAGATACGGTATTTGGTAGAACTGATAACAATCAAAGAGTTCATGGTTACGAAGGAGAAGTAGAACAAAAGAGAGAAGTTGGTGAAGTGTGGACTGATAAAGATGGTAAAGAGTGGGAGCAAAAAGAAGGATTTAAAATCAACCGTTCTAAAATGGATGATGTTAGAGAATATCTTTCTAAATTAAACACTTGTTCAGCTGAAAATTGCGAAACTATACAATATGGTAACGCAGATAAAAAATTAATTCGTAAAACAGGATTATGTACATCTTGTTTAGCTAAATTAGAAAGTGAGTTAAGAATAGATGGAACATTTCCATTTTATGAAGATTATAAAATAAGTAGAAATCAACTAGCATATGTTAGAGATTTAAAAATGAGATTTGAAGATGCTTTAGCAGGAGTTACTAAACAATTTGAATTTGTTAATGAAGATGGTAGCATGAGTAATTGGCAATGGGATATTGATTTAGAGAAAGTTAAAGAAGATTTACAAAAAGATATTGATGGAGCTGCCGATGCAATAGAAGCACTATTGGAAAGGAAAGAAGCATTAGAAAATAAGTTACGAGAATTAAATCACACAGAATTAATAAAAAACTAAATTATGAAAAAATTCTTAAACATTAAGAACATTGCATTATTAATACTAATTGCAATAGTAGTTTTCCAACAATGTGGTGGAAACAAAACAAAAACGGGTGAAATTGTAAAAATAGATGGTAAAAAATATGAACTTATTAAACATGAAATTGATACAATTGAAGTAGTTAAAACGAAAGTAGTAACAAAAAAGGGTGAAGATATTTATCACGAAACAATCGTTGAAAAAGAAGTACTAATCCCAGCAATCATTGATACAGCTGCATTATTAAAAGATTATTACTCAAAAGTATTATACAAAGATGTGTTAGTGTTACCTGATTCATTAGGAACTGTATCAGTAATCGATACTATCTCACAAAACAAAATATTAGGTAGAACTTTCAATGCAAGTGTTAAACAAAGAACTATTAAAGAAACTACGATTGTAAAAGAATTACCTAAAACAAAATTATTCTACGGATTTGAAGGTGGATTTAACAAAGCAGATGTTGTATCTCATGTTGGAATGGGAATTTTAGTAAATACCAAAAAAGATAGAATATACAATTTAGGAATTGGTGTTGCAAATAGAGTAGTAGATGGAACAAATGGTGGATTGACTCCTTATATTAATGGTGGAGTATATTGGAAGATTAGAATGAAGAAATAATTCAATATGATTCAAAATCAGCCAAAAAAGAATCTAAAAGATATCATTGCTGAAGAATATCGTAAGTCTGCAAACGACCCGATATACTTTATGAAAAAATATTGTGTCATCCAACATCCAACAAGAGGTAAGATACCATTTCATTTGTATCAATTTCAGGAAAATTGTTTAGATGATTTCAAAGATAATAGGTTCAATATAATTTTAAAATCCCGCCAGTTAGGTTTATCAACTCTATCGGCGGGCTTTATTCTTTGGAAGATGTTATTTAATCAGGACTATAATGCGTTGGTTATTGCAACTAAAGTAACTGTTGCAAAAAACTTAGTAGAAAAGGTAAGGGTTATGCACGATTTACTTCCAATTTGGTTGAGAGATGGTGGAAGCTCATCCGTTGAAGATAACAAACTTTCCCTTAAATTAAAAAATGGTTCTCAAGTAAAAGCTATTGCAAGTTCTCCAGATGCAGGTCGTTCTGAAGCCTTATCACTATTGGTAGTAGATGAGGCTGCATTCATTAGAGATATTGATGAAATTTGGTTATCGGCACAATCAACCCTATCAACAGGTGGTTCTGCAATCGTATTATCTACACCAAATGGTATTGGTAATTGGTTTCATAAAATGTGGGTAGATGGAGAAAGTGGTGCAAATGGTTTCAATTGTATTAACTTACATTGGACTGTACACCCTGAAAGAAATCAACAATGGAGAGATGAACAAACAAGAATTTTAGGAATTAAAGGAGCAGCACAGGAATGTGATTGTGACTTTGTTGGTTCTGGTGATACTGTAATCGACCCGGCATTATTGACTTGGTATAAAGATACCTATGTTATGGAGCCAATAGAAAAAGCTGGGTTTGATGGGAATCTTTGGAAATGGGAATATCCAAATTACAATAAGTCATATATGGTTGTAGCCGATGTGGCGCGAGGTGATGGAGCCGATTATTCTACTGCCCAAGTATTAGATATTGAAGATTGTACCCAAGTAGCTGAATATAGAGGGAGATTGGATACAAAGGATTTTGGAAACTTCTTAGTAAGTTTAGCAACTGATTATAATAATGCATTACTTATTATAGAAAATGCCAATGTAGGTTGGTCAGCAATTCAACAAGTAATTAATAGAGCATATCCTAATTTATTTTATATGAGTAAGGATTTACAATATATTGATACTGAAAAACAAATGAGTAATAGGTATTACAGAGATGAAAGAAATATGGTTGCTGGGTTTTCTACAACATCAAAAACCCGTCCTCTTATCATATCTACATTGGATACCTATATGAGAGAAAAAGATATTCTCATTCGTTCTAGCAGATTGATTGATGAAATGTTTACTTTTATTTGGAGTTCTGGTAGAGCTGAAGCTATGAAAAGTTACAATGATGACTTGATTATGGCATTGGGAATTGGACTATGGGTTCGTAACACAGCGCTTAGATTGAAGCAAGAAGGGATTGATTTAACCAAAGCAATGTTGAATTCATCTACGGTTAAATCATATGAAGAGGGGGTTTATACTAGCAATTGGCAAAAGGATAATCCATATGAAATGAAAATAGGTAATGGGGAAGTAGAAAATTTGAAGTGGTTGCTTGGATAATCTATATTTATATGTTGAAACTCTTATAGATGAACGAAGATTTAGATAAATGGTTTAAAGAAAAGTGGGTAAACATCGGCAAAAAAGTTGATGGTAAACATCCACCATGTGGAACTTCGGGAGAAAAGAAAGGTTATGCTAAATGTGTTCCTGCGGCAAAAGCAGCTGGGATGAGTAAAAAAGAAAAAGAAAGTGCAACTCGTAGAAAGAGAGATGCACAAAATGATGCAGGAAGAGGTGGTAAAGATAGTAGTGGACAAGGTAAAAAGCCAATATATGTTTCTACTAAACCAAAAAATGAAGAATGGAGTGATAAATATAAAAGTAGTATAGATTGCAATAATCCAAAAGGTTTCTCTCAAAAAGCACATTGTGCAGGAAAGAAAAAAAATGAAGATATGAATATAGAAGAAAAACTAAATTTATTTTTAGAAAAGAATTGTCCAACTGACCCGGCAAAGTGGTCGGCATCTAAATCCGCAGCAAAATCTAAATTTGATGTTTATCCATCTGCATATGCAAATGGATGGGCTGCAAAGAACTATAAATCAAAAGGTGGTGGTTGGAAAACTTGCAATGAGGGAGAAGCTAACGCATTATGTGAAGATTGTTGGGATGGATATAAGCAAGTAGGAATGAAGGATAAAGGTGGAAAGCAAGTTCCAAATTGTGTTCCTATAAGTGAAGATATTGATTCAGATGATGATGTAAACTATGGTTTAGTTGAACCTGAAGAATATGATGTGGAAGATGAGGATATGGAAGATTTCATTTCTTTTATGAGAGCATATTCTAAAGATTTAAGTGAAGCAAATTGTAATTGTGTTTATGAAGCAGAATATCAGGGTAGAAATGTTCAATTGGGTAAACCAATGGCAGGTGATGTTAAGAAATTCAAAGTTTATGTTAAAAATCCTGCCGGTAATGTTGTTAAAGTAAACTTTGGTCAAAAGGGAGTTAAAATTAAAAAGAATAATCCCGATAGAAGAAGAAGTTTCAGAGCAAGACACAATTGTGACCAACCAGGACCAAGACATAAAGCAAGATATTGGTCTTGCAGAAAGTGGTAAAATTTGGTAATTTCAAAAATTTTACTTATCTTTATAAATTAATATAAAATAAAAATGGCAGATAAATCAATATTCGGTAGGTTACAAAAATTATTTTCAACAAACACCATTGTTCGTAAAACAAAAAAAGGTGTTAGAGTCATTGATACGGATGAATATCAATCAATGTCAACTAACCTTGTTGACCGTTTTATGAAAATGAAAACACCCGCATATAGTACTGGAATGCTTGAATCTGCAATGTCTTATCAACAAGTAAGAGCAGATTTATTCAGAGATTATGATTCAATGGATAACGACCCTATTTTATCTTCTGCTTTAAATATTTTTGCTGATGAATCAACTCCAAAGAATGAACATGGTGATGTATTAAGAATCAATTGTTCAAATGAAAATATTAAAAGTATTCTTCATAACTTATTCTATGATATAATGAACATAGAATTTAACTTATGGCCTTGGGGTAGAAACTTAGTAAAATATGGCGATTTCTTTTTACAATTAGAAATTGCTCCAGAATTAGGTATTATAAATATAGTACCAATGTCAGTATATGAAGTTAGTAGAGTTGAAGGATTTGATATGGAAAATCCACAAAGAGTAAAATTTGTTTATTCACCATATACCAATCCATACGGAAGTACACAAGCTTCAAACAAAAAAGAATACGAAAATTATGAAGTAGCCCATTTCCGTTTATATTCGGATGCAAACTTCTTACCATATGGTAAATCAATGTTAGAAGGAGCTAGAAGAGTTTGGAAACAATTAACTCTTATGGAAGATGCGATGTTAATCCATCGTATTATGAGAGCTCCTGAAAAGAGAATCTTTAAAATTGATGTAGGTAATATTCCACCAAATGAGGTAGATAATTACATGCAAAAAATTATAAACGCAAGTAAAAAGACTCCATTTGTTGATGCGGCTACTGGCGATTACAATTTGAAATATAATATGCAAAACCTTATTGAAGATTATTATATGCCAGTGCGTGGTAATGATAATGGTACTTCAATTGATACTCTAAAAGGTTTAGAATATAATATGGTGGATGACCTTAACTATTTAAAAAATAAGTTAATGGCTGCACTACATATTCCAAAAGCATATTTAGGATACGAAGAAGATATTAGTGGTAAAGCAACTCTTGCATCACAAGATGTTCGTTTTGCAAAAACAATAGAAAGAATTCAAAAAGTATTGGTATCTGAATTAACTAAGATAGCAATTGTACACTTATATGCACAAGGATTAGATGATGCAAATGATTTAGATTTTTCATTAGAATTAACAATTCCATCTAAAATTTATGAGCAAGAAAAGGTTGAATTATATACTTCAAAGGTAGCATTGATTCAACAAATGCAACAAACTAAAATGTTTTCTAAAAAATGGATGTATGATACAGTAATGGATATGACTCCTGAAGAGCAGGATGAATTAACATTAGATGTGTTAGATGATACTAAACAACAATTCCGTTTAACTTCTATTGAAACACAGGGTGTTGACCCTGCTAAACCAACCGGTGTAGAAGGAGAACCAACAAATGTTGAAGAAGAGTTGGATAGATTGAACACCGAATTGGAAACCGAAGGAGATGTTGGTAGACCAAAAGACCCGGTTAGATATGGTAAAGATGACCATCCATTAGGAAGAGACCCATTCGGCCAAAAATCTAATAAACAAAAAGAAGGTTCTGTCAAATATAAACCAAGAGAGAATTACAAAGAAATTTTTAAGGATATGATGGGAAATAAAAAGACTATTTTGACAGAAGATTCTAAATAAATTAATTAAAGTAATATAAAAATATATTTATATCAGAAAATTGTAGCAATTAATGAAAACTATTAAACACTCAAAGTTTAAAAATACAGGATTTATTTTTGAATTATTGGTTAGACAAGTGACCTCAGAAATCATGTCTGGCAAAATAAATTCTATCGCAGAAAAGATATTAAAAGAGCATTTTAATTCAAAAAAGGAATTATCCAAAGAATTAAAATTATATCAATATCTTATTAATGAAAAATATAATTCAGAAAGTAAAGCTGAGAAATTCATTGATACAATATGCGAAGCTCGTAAAAGATTAGACGAGAAAAAACTTACAAAGGAGAAATACATTCTTATTAAAGAAATTAAAGAAACTTATGGGTTAGATGAGTTTATTAAATCTCCTATTTCAAATTATAAAACATTAGCATCTATTTATAAAATATTTGAAGTAACTACATCAGAGGAACAATACGAGCCAACTGATATAGTTTCATCTCGTTTTACTATTGCTGAAAATATTATTAATTCTTCGATTCAAAACAAAGATGTTAAAATCAAAGATGCTATAATGGAGCAATATAAAAAGCAAGATGATGATTTAAGAGCAATATCTTATAAATTGTTAATAGAGAATTTCAATAAAAAATATAAAAATTTATCTTTACAACAAAAAGGATTATTGAAGGAATATATCAATAATATGAATAATACTGGCAAATTAAAAGAATATGTATCAGTAGAAGTTCATACAATTGTTGAGGGATTAAAAGAAGTTGGTTCTAAAATTTCTGATAAAGTTACAAAAATTAAATTAGCAGAAACGATTTCAAACTTAAAGAAAGTTAAATCAGCTAAAGCTATTAAGGAATCGCATTTATCAGCTATGATGATGTCATACGAACTTTTAAAAGAATTAAAGGATGCCAGCACAAAGTAAAGCACAACAAAGATTTATGGGAATGGTTCATGCAACTCAAAAGGGTGATATGGATTCTCCATCTCCAGAAGTTTCAAAAGCTGCAGACTCGATGAGTGATAAAGATGCTAAAGATTTCGCATCAACATCTCATAAGGGATTGCCTGATAAAATAAAAGAATTTATTCTTAGAGAAGCTAGAGGTGTTAAAACTATTACAAAAGAATATGGAGAAGTTGTAGACCAAATTCAAAAACATTTGGATTTATACAAACAAACAAAAGGAACTCCTGCTGAAAAGCAACACATCCAACAATTAAAGCAACTTAACAATAAGAAAAAAGCATTAGCAAACGAATTAGACCAAAAGGTTAGTGGTTTGTATAAAGATGCCGAATTGAAAGTTGATGAAATGAACACTACTGCAAATGTACAAGGATATGATTCTCCAAATGCATTTACTAAAAGAGGTGATGAAAAAACAAACGCTAAAAAACAAGCAGATTTGACTGGATATAGTGTAGTTAAAGAAAATCGTTGGTTAGAATTAAAAAAAGAAGATTCATCAGCTACATCCAAAATAGGTAAAGGTATTTCCAATATCAATAAGCAATTAGCAGAAATGGAAAGATTTCTTAATTGGTATGGTAAATTAAAAGCTGAAAATGGTGTAAGTAATGAACATTTTTGGAAAAGAACAAATAGTAATATTTATAAGATAAAGGAGCGACTCATTAAATTAGAACAACACATTCGCAAAATAGCAGAATAAATGAAAATATCTCAATTAAAAGAACTTGTTAGGCAAGTAGTGAAAGAAGAAAACGATTACCAACAATTATTTAAGCATATGCTTGATAAATGTGGTAAATCAATTACTGATATGTCTGATGATGAGAAGAAGAAATTCTTCAATGCCGTAGATACTGCTTATAAAGCAAAATCTGAAGGTAAATTGAGAGGATATAATGAAAACTTACCTGGAAATCAGGAAAAGTTAGATACTGATAAGGATGGTGAGATTGAAGGTTCGGATTTAGCAGCATTAAGAGCTAAAAACGAATCGGTTAAAAAAAAAAGGTAAATGAAAATCTTGCGGTTGATATAATAGCCACTGTTGGTACTATATTAATTGCTAAGATTATTTTTTACTATATGATAGATTTGGCACAAAAAGGAATGAAATATTTCCAAGGTAACCAAAACTACAAAAAAGAGGTTAAACAAATTTTAGATTCTATATCAAACGATAAGAAGACAATATCAGATATAGCTAAAATGGTTGACCCTAAAAAGGGAATTGATAATACAACTGTTGATAAAATTATAAATTTACCATATGTAAAAACTCAAATAATAAAAATGAGTGATAAAACAAATGGTGAATTAAGTGAAACGGAATTAGAAAATCAATTAAAGACTATTATATTAAAGTCTTGGAATGATTCATCAATAACGGATAACGCTGTTGAAAAAGTTAAAAAGGATTTAAAATAATGAATAAAGGATTATTAATAGAAACCCATTTGTTTGAAGCAAAACTTCAGCAAGAAGAAAATGGAACTTATTTAGTTAAGGGAATCCTACAAAGAGCAGGAGCCGCTAATCAAAATGGTAGAAGATATCCTAAAGAAATCTTAATAAGAGAATGTCAGAAATACGGACAACTCATTAAAGAAAGAAGAGCATTGGGTGAATTAGACCATCCAGATTCTCCCGTAATTAATTTAAAGAATGTATCTCATAACATTAGAGAAATATATTGGGAGGGTGATGATGTGTGTGGTGTAGTAGAAATCTTATCAACTCCATCTGGCAATATTCTTAGAGAACTATTAAAAAATAATATTCGTTTAGGTATTTCATCAAGAGGGCTAGGTTCAGTTAAAGAATTGAATGATGGAACTGTAATGGTTCAGGAAGATTTTGAATTAGTAGGTTGGGATTTTGTTTCTAACCCATCAACACATGGAGCATTTATGGCACCTATGAATGAATCAAAGCATTGGAAGCAAGTAGCAGATGAGTGTGGTAAGTGGTGTAAGTCACAAGATTTAATGAGAGAAATTATAATAGAATTAAACTAACAAATATGAAATTAGTAAATTTGGTACCTGGAAAAGCTATTAATAATAAAGTGGTTAAAGAGGCATTAGATGATTTAGATACAACATTACCACAAGCGGTAAATAGATATTTGGATAAAATGGTATCTCAAATCAAAGGAATGAATCTTAATCGTAAAAAAGAAATTCTTGTATTAGCAAAAGTAATTGATGCTATGGGAATGGATAAAAACGAATTGATGAGATATATTCAAAAAATCAGAAAAAACGATATTTTAAATAAATAGTATATGATACGCTTAAGAGACCTATTAAAGGAAGAAGAAGAACTTCAGCAGTTAACAACTGAATTGAAAAAACATTTCTTAGAAATAATTTCAACATACGGTCAACATAGAGAAGGTATGACTAGAAAATCTGATATCAGACAAGTTGCAGAAACTTTAGGTGGTATTGCAGATGCTGCACAAGAATATACTTTAAGAGAGGGTGGAGATTGGTTTGATAGAGTTACGATTAAGCGTAATATGAGCGAATTAAAAAAATTACAATCTGCATTCGAAAAAGAATCATTAGAAGCAAAAGCACAAGAACAAAGATTGGAATCTCTATATGAAGATATGGGACATGTTTTGGGAAGATACTTTGAAATAGCAGATGTATCTGAGCAAGTTATGAAAAAAAGATTAGGATTACAAGAATGTAAAACTTGCAAAAAGTAAATTAAATGGAAGAATTAGCATCATTATTATTACAAAGTAGAACGCAAACTCATTCATTTCATTTAGGTGTTAAAGGAATAGGTTCTCATTCAGCGCATATTGCATTGGGTGAATATTACGATTCAATTAGTGGATTAATTGATGGGTTAGTAGAAGTGTAT